GAAAATGATTGTCTTACGATTCGTTATAACATACCAAAGGAAAAAAACAAAAATTTTCTCTTTTTTAACCTGATTCGATTTGTAAGTGATTTGCTTTTAAATTGCAATATTTAAAATATAGGTTGTGAATTATGTTAAAAAATAGCTATTTTATTGGGTTTTTTAGGGCTTTACAATACAATCTAAATTTCGTACAAATTTCGTATGTTTAAAAAAAAAAGGAGAGAGCATAATGATAGTATCAATCATAAAAGGCAAAGCTAAAGATTGGCAAGAACAATTTAAAAAAGAATTTGGGGGATTACCCTCAGATGCTACATTAGATGATGTAGTTAAACACAAAGCTTCTATATTGGGCAACCATGTAGATAGCTTTATTAAGGAAAAAGCAAATGAACAAAAAAACAGTTCAAGCTTCAAAACTAGAGTCAATAGTGAAAGCGATCAAGCTTCATCAGAAAAAGAAAAAGGAGATGAGTAGTGGTCAGATACAGGTTTATATGAACCAGCTATTGAAACAAAGTTTAAGAAGTATGAGAGCAACATAAACTAACTAGGGAGATAAAATGAGAAAAATGATGATTGTTATAGTAGCTTCTTTGACCCTATTGCAAGGGTGTGCAACATACAAACCTGTAATAGATACAAATGGTCGGTCAGGAACTTTCAATGAAGATAAAGCAAGAATGATAACTGATGATTTACAACATTGTAAAACATTAGCAAAAGACAATACCAACACTTTAGTTGAGTCAGGTAAAGCAGTTTATAATGTTTGGTGGAGAGCAAGTACATTATGGTTAGCTGATAAGCTTGAATACAACTATCCTAAAATTTATAGAAACTGTATGAACAATAGGGGGCATAGTGTCGTTAATTAAACTTAATACTTTAACAAAAGATCAATTAAAAAAAGTAAAAATTAGCCAAATTGATTTATCAGGAAGATTAAAGAGAATTTTAATTAATGGTCATAAAGATTTTTTAAATGATAAAGAATATGATCTTCCCCCTTTTAAAGATTTAGGACAATTATTAGAAGTAGTAAATAAAACAAATGACAATGTTTTTTTAAGAATACCTCATTTTGGTAAAAAATCTTTAAAAGAAATGCACGTTTTATTACATTACTGTTTTCCTGATGATTTTAGAGGAGGTGGAAATTTTAAAGCAATTTACACTTTTAAAGAATAAATTAAAAAAGAGAAAATATGATTGATGAATTAGATAATGCAATATTTGAAGCAATGAAAGAAAAAGGTTTAATACCTGATAAACCTGTTGGAATTGCTCGTTCTAGTGACGCATTAAAACTTATAAAATGTAATAATGTTCCTAGAAAAAGGTTAAAAAGAGGTAAATTAAAAACTATCAATAAAAGATAAGGAGAGAAAATATGTACACAGATAGCCAAGTAAGAAACCTAAGCAATATACAACAAAAACTTCGTGGCAATTTATCAAGCTGGAATGGTGCAAGTAGATCAGAAAATAAAAAGAAGTTTTGGGAATATCTAGGAATAAGAATGAAACAAAGAAGATTAGAACTTGGATATACACAAACACGAATTGCTAGAATATGTGATTGCACATTTCAGCAAGTACAAAAAAGAGAAAAAGGGACTAATAAAATACCTTTAGACGATCTTTTAATATTGTGTGAAGCCACACATACAGATTGGGATTATTTTTTTAGACCTTTAAGAAAACTAAACAAAAAACTATATAGCAATGGGAGAGATGATGAGTAATACAACAAATAAATTTGGTAATAAAATAGAATATAATCCTAAAGCAAAAGGTATGAGATATAAAGTTGATGGGCAAGGTAAAAAAAGTGTAACAACTGCCATTGATTCTTATATCAAATTAGATTTAACTCGTTGGGTAAAAAGATTAAGAGATGATGCAATGAAAGAAGTAATGTTAGAAAAAAAAGTGCCTTTAGATAAAATAAATAATTTTATTGATAAAGTAGCAGAAAAAGCACAAAAAGAGGAAGATTGGGCAAAAACCATTGGAACTCAACTACACGAATGGATTGATTACTATTTAAAAGGTGAGAAACCATCAATACCATCAACTCAACCACTAAAAAGAATGGCAACAGATTTTATAAAATTTTGGAAAGAACAAAAATTTAAAGTTATTGAAAGTGAAATGCCTTTATATAGTCCAAGATTTGATTTATGTGGAACAAATGATGTTATTGTTACTAAAGATGATTGGAATGGTGAACTAGGTGTGTTGGATTGGAAAACAAGTAAAGATTATAATTTTAATCATATTTTACAAATAGAAGCTTACAGAAGATTTATAGAAGAAACCACAGAATTTAAAGTGCCTAGACTTGCAATAGTAAATATTCCTAAAGAGGTAGGGAAAAAAATTACTATGTATGAAGTGCCAAAAGACAGAACAAAACAACAGGTGTACTTTAAATCTTTCAGGGCTATGAGATATTTAGCAAATGTTGAAAGTAAATTTAGAAAAGACATAAGTAAATGGAAAAAGGAGAATAAAACAAATGTATAAAAATAAATATAATACTAATGACTTTGAAACACATAAGTTAGAAGTAACTTTAATTCATAAAGGTGGTGGTTGGGATTATAAAAGTATGCCTAAAGTTCAAATGAAAGATACGACTACAAATAAGAAATATAGTCCTTATCAATTTCAACAATGGCTAGAAACACCTCACATCATAGCAATGATAAGAAAAGGTGCAAATCTTAAAATAGCAACACAAGACTTTGAAGATAATCCAAATAAATATGATGATGGTAAAAGAAGAAGAATTATATTTTATTTTAGTGCTTTAAAGAATCAACCACCTAAAACGCAAAGTGTAGATGGTATGAAACCAATAGGTCAAGCTATGCCACAATATACACCTCAACAAATGACAGAAGCCCAACCATCTGCACCTGAAAACGCACAACCAATTACTATGGAAGATCACAAAGCAATGAGTGAACTTGATGATGAAATACCATTTTAATTTATGGATAGAGAGCATAGAGGAGATTTAGACTTGGAAGTAAAAATAAAAGATTTAGAGTTAGAGTGCGAAATGTATAAAAAAAACAATAAAATGTTCAAGGAACATATATCTCGTATAGAAGCTATAAACGAATCACACAAAAAGATAAATGGTCAGCTAAGAACAAGAATATCAAGACTAGAAACAGAAGTGAAAGAGTTAAGACAAAAAGTAGAAGATGATAAGGAACTAATACAAAGTTTATATGACTATCCGTAAAATAAAAGAGAGATTAGAGTTTTGGTATTTGTATTATAGGCAAGAGACCATTTGGTTTGTAATTGGATTTATAACAGGAGCAATAATATGGTAGAAACATTTGAACATTTGAATAGTAAGCAAGTATATTTAGAGTTAGAAAAAGCAAGTAGAGATTGGAAAGATTGGCAAGGTAAAGCCATAGTATTAGATGAGGGAAAAAAAGCTGTATTCTCTAAATGTTTTCTAAAACATAAACTTGAATCAAAAACAGTAATAGAAGCAGAACATAAAGCTAGAACAGATAAAGAATACACAGATATTGTCAAACATTATGCAGATGCTGAAAGTAATCTCATAAAAGCAAAACTGCATTATAACAACCTTGATAGATATGCTAGTCTCAAACAAAGTGAGTTAAAAAGAGATTTAACATTGATGAATAAACAAGAGGGATAAATGACAAAACTATACTTAGATAACAATGGTCATTATCAAAGAGAAAAAGAGAGAATAAATTGGAAGTCTATTATTGCAAAGACTTTTGTTTATTTGACTTTTTTAAGTTTGCTAGTGTTCTATGTATATCTTTTGCTTAGTGCTTAGTATATTCTAAACCTGTAAGATCAGTATGTTCTGTGATCTCAGTTGTGGCTATGCTATAATTTGAAACATAAGCATCATCTCTTTGTTTAATTTGTTCTAAGGTGCTACTTACTTTTGGAAAGTGTGGAGTCTGATCTATAAATATAAAACTTGCCCTACCAATATTATTAGCTGTTGTAATATCTACTGTAAGTTCTGTAATTACAAAATCTATATCGTGTGCCATACTTCACAATATAGATATTTAAGATTAAATTAAATTATTTTTTTCCGTTACGAAATATCTGTGTGCCTTTTATTCCAAAAATACTTGCAACTACAAGAATCCATAAATTAGTGAACCAAGTAGGAAGTGCTTGAAAATGCTCAAAGAAAAGATTTATCTTAGCCATTGCTTCAGCATCATCTGAAAAAACTCCATAAGCTAAAACTAAAATTGGTAATGTTAATATAAACAAAACTACCTCATCTTTGTAGTCGTTTTGTCTAGCTTCCAATAATTTACCTTGATATGCTTCCTCACCTTTTGCTTGTTTTTCTGCGTGAAGTAATTGTGCTTCTGACATTGCTATCTTTGCTTTTTGTCTATTTGAATATATTTTTGAACCAGCTTGTACTGCTATTTTAATTGCACTTAACCACATTCTAACTCCTTTAATAATTCGCAATAATGTATTGCCTTATCTATATCTTCTTTACCATTTTTTTTATTATAACGACAGATGTACTTAATTATTGATGCCTGAATAAAGCTTAGCTTATTTGCTGTAATAAATTCAATAGGTTGTATCTTAAAATCGTTCTTGTAATGTTCCCCACCTACTTGACGATCTAAGGCACTCTCTGTTGATCTATGGGCTTTTAAACAACACTTTTTCATACTATCTTACCTATCCAATCACCTTTTTTATTTAATACTAATGGCAGTAGTTTAGGTATTCCATCAATTATTATAGAACAACCCAAAATGAACCTTGTCTTAAAATTCTTTGCGTATGCAAATGCCATAGACTTTTGATTTATTAAACAACCTACGTTCATTGCAAAAAATAGATTATCAGGATTTGCCCACCAGCTAACTAAAAATTTTGTATGATAATGACCCTGTACTGCTGACATACCCATTGTTTGAGATACTTTTAAAACATCTGCTGATCTGCCATGAGTAAAAAAACATTTCTGACCATTAGACATTTTAAGAGTTAAATCATCTACCCACTTCCATTTTTTAGTTCCTAAAAAGTCTCCGTAGTCTCTCAAAAACTCTTTACTCATTCCAAACTTTAATGCTCGTCTATAAACTAAGCTAGAGTGGTTACTATCTACTTCTGTTACTTTTGGAAACAAAGATTCTAACTCTTTAACATATTTTCTTGCCTCACGCAGTTCATGACCAGCAGAAAATAAATCAGGGTCAGTAGAATGAAAGCTTATTGCGTGAAAGTCTAATAGATCACCAATGTTAATAACTGTGTCAGGTTTAAATTGTTTTTTTATTTCTTTTAGAAATTTAATTGAATCTTTATG